AGAGGATGCTATTGACCTTAGAGAAATAAGAAGTGTTAGGTTAGCAAATCAACTTCTTAAAATACGTAGAAAAAAGAAAGCTGATAAAGACCAAGCTATTCAACAACAAAACATGCAGCAACAAGCACAGTTAAACCAGCAGTCAGCACAAGTAGCAGCTCAAGCAGATGTTCAGAAAAACCAAGCATTAAACGCTGGTAAAGCAGAGTTAATGCAGATGGAAGCTCAGATTGGTTCTCAGAAAATGATGCAAGAAGTTCAAATGAAAAAAGAGCTTATGGCTTTAGAGTTCCAGTATAACATGCAGCTTAAGGGCATTGAGGTTGACGGAATGAAGGATAGAGAAAAACAAAAAGAAGATCGTAAAGACGAAAGAACAAAGATACAGGCAACACAACAATCAGAGATGATTGAGCAAAGAAATAGTGGAAAACCACCTAAAAACTTTGAGTCCGCAGGTAATGATATACTAGGTGGAGGATTTGATTTAGGTTCGTTTGACCCTAGTTAGAATTTATTAATTATTATTATATTATATTATGGAAGAAAAAGATGAAAACGTAGTCGAAGAGACTACCCAAGAAACGACTGAACAAGTCGATGAAAGTAAATTTGAATCTGCTGGAGACGATAGCGTTATTAAGGTAGATTTAAGCGCTCCACCACAAGATAAAGTAGAAACTGAAGTTGTGGCAGGGGGAAAAACTGAAGAAGCAGAAACGGTAACAGAGGTTACTGAAGAAGCAGAAGTACAACCAGAAGCTGAAACACAAGAAGCTGCAGTATTAGAAGAGATTACTGAAGGTGAAGTTGAAGAGGTTGAAGAACAAGTTGAAGAAGCTATAGCAGAAGCTGAGGCTACTGGAAAACCATTACCAGAGAATATCCAAAAGTTAATGGACTTTATGGAAGAAACTGGAGGTGATTTAAGCGACTATGTAAAGCTTAATCAAGATTATAGCAAACTAGATGACAGCGCTTTGTTAAGAGAATACTACAAACAAACAAAACCTCATTTAGATAACGAAGAAATTAACTTCCTAATGGAAGACACGTTCTCTTACGACGAAGATGTAGACGACGATAGAGATATACGTAGAAAGAAATTAGCGCTTAAAGAGCAAGTTGCTAGCGCTAAAAGCCACTTAGACGGGCAAAAGTCTAAATACTATGACGAGATCAAGGCTGGAAGCAAACTTACGGGTGAGCAACAAAAGGCAATTGATTTCTTTAATAGGTACAACAAGGAGTCAGAAGCAACTCAAAAAACAGTTAAAACGAACTCTGATATTTTTACACAGAAAACAAATAATGTTTTCAACGACAAATTCAAAGGTTTTGAATATAACGTCGGTGACAAGAAATACAGGTTTAATGTAAACAATGTTGAAGAGGTTAAAAACACTCAGAGCGACATAAGCAATTTCACCAAAAAGTTTTTGGATAAGAACTCTGCTTTAACAGACGCTAAGGGTTATCATAAATCTCTATACACAGCAATGAATGCGGATGCTGTTGCGAAACACTTTTACGAACAAGGAAAAGCAGATGCTATGAAAAATAGTATTGCTAAAGCCAAAAACGTTGATATGAACCCAAGACAAAGTCACGGGAAAATTGAAACAGGTGGTATAAAGTTTAAAGTGCTAGGTGATGATGCTAATGATTTTAAGTTTAAAATTAAAAACAATAAATTTAAAAATTAAAAATTAAAAAATTATGGCAAGTGCAGTAGGAACAATTACGCCGGGTGGAGGTTTAAACTCCGTACCGGCTCCAGGTAAACAAACTGTAGCTTCAGCATACGTTGATTTAAGAAACAGCGGCTGGGCTCAACAATATCTACCTGATTTAATGGAACAAGAAGCTGAGGTTTTCGGTAACAGAACGATCTCAGGATTCTTAGCGCAAGTAGGCGCAGAAGAAGCTACGGCTTCAGACCAAATAGTTTGGTCAGAACAAGGAAGGTTACATATGGTTGCTGATGGAAATATAGTTGCATCAACAGGTGTGGTAACAACAACAGACACGACTCACGGTATTAGAGTTGGTGATACTGTAGTTTTAAACAGAGATGGCGTAGGAACACTTAAGTGTTACGTTACAAATATAGTGGCAGATACTACCTACACGGTGTTACCTTACACTCAAGCAGCTGTGAATTCTACTGCTACAGGTGACATTACATTTACAGATGGTGCGGTTAAAGGATTTGTTTATGGATCTGAATTCAAAAAAGGTCAGGCTGGTAGAGCAGAAAGTATAGAGCCAGCATTCAAGTCGTTTACTAATAAACCAGTTATATTAAAAGATCTCTACGAAGTATCAGGATCTGATGCTTCTGCTATTGGTTGGGTTGAGGTTTCTGGTGAAGACGGTCAAAACGGTTACTTGTGGTATTTAAAAGCAGCTGGAGATACTATGTCTAGGTTTGCTGATTACTGTGAGATGACGTGTGTTGAGGGTGAGTTGAATACTAACGCTTCGACAGATTCGGGAACTGTTGGCGCTTTATTAGGTGGTGAATCTGGTACTGAAGGTTTATTTGCTGCGATTAAAAATAGAGGTAACTCTATTGATCAACTTAACTCGGATGACAGTGTTAGCGATAACTTAGCTTCTTTTGATAAAATATTAGCTGAGTTTGATAAGCAAGGTGCTATTGAAGAGAACATGATGTTCTTAAATAGAGGAACTGCTTTAGCTATTGACGATATGTTAGCTGGTATGAACTCTTATGGAACTGGTGGTACTTCTTACGGGGTATTTGACAACTCTGAAGATATGGCATTAAACTTAGGTTTCTCTGGTTTTAGACGTGGATCTTACGATTTTTACAAGTCTGACTGGAAATACTTAAACGATGCTACTACAAGAGGGGCATTTGCTGATATTGATGGTGTTATTGTTCCAGCTGGAGTTTCTTCAGTTTACGACCAAGCTTTAGGTAAAAACCTAAAACGTCCATTTTTACATGTTAGATACAGAGCTTCACAAACTGAATCAAGAAAAATGAAATCTTGGATTACAGGATCTGTTGGTGCTGTTACTTCTGACTTAGATGCAATGGAAGTTCACCACTTATCTGAAAGATGTTTAGTTACTCAAGGAGCTAATAACTTCATGTTATTAACTGCTTAAGCATTTATATTTAAAACCGTCCCCTGAAACATGGGGATGGTTTTATTTTTTATTAATTTATATTATATTATATTATGGCAAAAAAAGCTAAAAAAACAGAAAACGCTACCCACGTTGAAGCAACAGAGGTAAACGTTACACCGGTTATGGAAACTCCAAAACCAAAAAAACAAAAAAATAATTGGGAGATAAAAGATAGGCGTTACATTTTAAAAAATGGAGCCGCATTGTCACACACTTTAAAATCAACTAACATATTTTGGTTTGATGAAGAAAAAGGATACGAAAGAGAATTGAAATATACTAGTAATCAAAAAACTCCATTTGTTGACGAGTTTAAAGGTGAGGCTAGGTTAGCACATATAACTTTTAGAGACGGAGTGCTAAGCGTTCCTAGAAACAAACAAACTTTACAAAAACTACTATCTTTATACCACCCAGGTTTAAACAACAAATACACAGAGCATAAGCCAGCAGTAGAGGCTAGCAACCAAGTAGAAAACATAGAGCTTGAAATTAAAGCGTTGAACGCTGCTCAAAATCTAGATATAGACATGGCAGAAGCTGTTATGCGTGTAGAAAAAGGTTCTGAGGTATCAGAGATGAGTTCTAAGGAACTTAAAAGAGATTTACTATTATATGCTAAGAGAAACCCAAGTTTGTTCTTAGAATTAGTAAATGATGAAAACGTTGTGCTTAGAAACTTTGGTATTAAAGCAACTGAAATGGGTATATTAAAATTATCTTCTGATCAAAGAACTTTTTCATGGGGTTCTAATGATAGAAAGTTGATGAATGTTCCATTTGATGAGCACCCTTATTCAGCTTTAGCCGCTTGGTTTAAAACTGATGAAGGAATGGAGATTTACTCCAATATTGAAAAACGATTAAAATAATAATCACTTGTAGATGCAGTCGCTCTACGGGGCGATTGCAAATACAAATTAAAAAGAAATTATGGTAAGTATAAACGATGTGTATCAAAAAGTTTTAGCCCTTGCTAATAAAGAGCAGAGAGGATATATAACTCCACAAGAGTTTAACTTATTTGCTGATCACGCACAAAAAGAAATATTTGAACAATACTTTTACGACTTAAATCAATCAATGAGACTGCCTGGCAATAACGCTGGGCATTCTGATATTACTACTAATCTAGAAGAGAAAATTAGTTTGTTCGAAAGATACGACAAGATAGCTAGAGTGCAAGGTGGCTATGGGGATGTTATGTTGTCTGAGTTAACTGATTTGTATAGAATACAGATGATCAGAGTTGACTACAAAAAAACAGAGGGCAGTTTTAAAGTTGCTGAAGAGATTCAGTTAAACGAACTAAACAAGTACGGAAGCTCACCTTTAGGCGTTTGGTCTAAAAAAAGACCAGTATACACTAGGTATTCAGGTAGTTCAAGGCCCAATATTTTAAAGGTTTACCCATACCCAGAACCGGCTTATATACGTCAACATGGTATTAGCGCTGCAGATAGCGGTAACAGTGTTACTGTTGACAGCGTTGTTTATACTGGAACAGCAGCTCAGCCCGATGGAAAATATTTTTACATAACTGATGATGAGTACGATTTGTTAGTGGAAAACATGAGCGCTAATATAGGTGTACAGCTAGGTACTGGTGGTGCAAATGCTACTATACTGGAAAAGGTAAATCAATTTAGAAATGGCTTGTTTGTAAAGTCGGGATACATAAGAATTTGGAACGATCCGCTAGGCGGTGGTATACATGGTAGATGGGCCGAGCTTGATGGAAGTGGACCTGATGCAGCAGAAGGAGACTGGCAGGTTGGTGATGTTATATTAATGCCAAACAGAAATTATACGCATAGAGATAGAGTGTTAATTAGTTATATAAAAAAACCATCAAAACCTAATTGGGGTTACGAAATAATTAACGAAAAAGCTTTGTATAAGCTAGAAAACTCTAACGACTTTGATTTACATGATTCTGAAGAATCAGAGCTAGTATACAGAATATTAGCCTTAGCAGGCCTAGCTATTCAAAAACCAGAACTAACACAAACTGCAGCCGCTCTAGAAGGGGCTAAAGTTCAACAAGAAAAACAATAAATAAATGGGATTATTAGACGGTTCAGTAGATAGAAATTATTACGAAGGAAATGATTTAGGTAATTATCAATTCACATCTTTAGATGATATTATAGGTCAGTTCGAAATAGCTTACGTTGGTGAGGGTAAAATAATACCCAAAATAAAAAGAGCTGATATAGCTTTCCACGCTCAAAGGGCTTTACAAGAACTTTCTTTTGATACATTGAAGTCTGTAAAAGCACACGAAATAGTTTTACCACCTACGTTATCTATGATCTTACCGAGGGACTATGTTAACTACACAAAAGTTAGCACTGTTGATTCGGCTGGTATAAAACATCCATTATATCCTACAAAAGATACTTCAAATCCATTTTCTGTTAAACAAAAAGGTACTGGGGCTTATAGCTTTGATAATAGCGGTGAGTTAGTTAGAAACCATACTTTTGATGAATCAATAAGCGGAACCTGGGAATCGACGGCTGCGAGCAGTGATGCTTCAAGCGTGTGGACTAATGCTAGTCAAACAGATGATAATGGTTATTATGCTGAGTACAAATACGATAAAATAGGAACTCAGCCTGGAGATACTACATTCCCATGGAACGACCTGCAAGTTGGTAAGCTTAACTTTGAATCTTATCCAGCTCAAAAATTTGGAGCAACAGCTGCTGGTTGGGCTAGAGAATACGGTGCTTGGCAAAAAGTGGATGTTTCAAACCTATTTTTTATAGATTTAGAGGCAAATGGAGAATCTGCAGATCAAATAAAAGACAATATTAATATTGCTTGTGACTTTGGAGAGCTTAGAGTTGGTTTATCTAGTGTTGATCCAAAAGAAATTGCGGCTTCACAAGGTACTAACGCTTATAACAGTTTACCAAAAAGTGTTATGTTATCTACAGGTTCTAGCACTAATCCCTTTAGCATCCATACGGCTGAAAATTATGATTTAGGTTATTTGGAATGGAATGATGGTACACAAAGTTGGAAGCACTTAAGAAATGTTGATGTGAGCGAGTATGATTACATTTGGGTTTGGGTTCAAAGTTTTTCACCTTGGACTTCTTACTCTATAACAGAATGGGTAACTATACCAGGTGTGGATCCTGGCGATCCTAATTCTTCTGTTTTTGGAAACTCTGGTAGTGTTAATAGAGTTGCAGCTGTTAAAATTAATTCAGCCGAATCCGACAACATGCTTAGAGAGGCAAATGCTGATAAAAGTTCAACAGCAAGAAACAATTACAACTCATCAACACCATCTGAAAATACAAACGATGATTACGAAGATGATACTTATTGGCCAATGCGTGGCAATAGATATGGCTTAGACCCTGA